AAGTATTGAGGAAATACGCAGAGCTGGATTCAACATCAAAGCAGTTGTAAAGGGTGCGGATTCCATTAACTTTGGTATATCGGTACTACAACAAAGACAAATGTTAATCACAAAGTCAAGTGTTAACCTTATCAAAGAATTAAGGGCGTATAGTTGGGATGTTGACAAGACTGGCAAGAAACTTAACAAGCCGATTGACTCTATGAACCACGCAATAGATGCGCTTCGCTACTTTGCAATGATGCAACTTGCAATCAAGCCAAGCAGAAAAGTAATAATAACATAAAACAAAACAACATTTTTTAGTTATAATAGTATGAGAGTAGTAATTCCAACAGATCTAAAAGAGATTACCTTATCGCAGTTCAGACGATACCAAAAGGTAGCACAAGATAACCCCGATGATGAAACGTATGTATGTATTCAAATGGTGGCTATATTCTGTAACCTAGAAGTAAGTGATGTAATGAAACTTCCTGCATTAGAGTTTGCCGATATTGTTAAGACAATAGCATTAACATTGGACCAAACACCAACACTAACACGCACGTTTAAGTTAAACGGTGTTAGCTATGGTTTTATCCCAAACATAGAAAAGATTTCACTAGGGGAACACGCAACAATAGATACCTGTTTAGGTAAAGATGAGTTAACCGAGTTAATGTTATCGGTTATGTACCGACCTATCAAAAGAAAGGCAGCGGAGTATTACGAGATTGAACCCTATACAGGCGATGAATCACTAGCTGAAAATTTCAATGATGTGCCTATGCATATTGTACGAGGAGCAACAGTTTTTTTTTGGACTTTATTCAAGGAATTGTTGAACAATACCCTATCCTCTATTCCCAAGATGGCGAAGCGGGAGAAAATGGATTTGGAGAGCGCTGGGGTTGGTATCAATCTTTTATCCGAATTGCAAGAGAACTTAAAATTAGAGTGGGAGAAGTTGGAAGCGAGGGACTACACGAATCACTCACGTTACTATCTTACTTAATCGACGAGGGAAAAGAAGAGGCACGACAAATTAAACAACAACAACGATGAACCAATACTATACCTGTTTAAACTTCATTAGAGATAGCATTAAAGATGCTCCTTTTATCAATACCATTACGCAAGGTACTGACATCATCGACAATGTTAAAAAGAATATATTTCCTTTAGCACACATTAATATACTTAACGCATCAGCACCGGGACAAAACAATACATTCACTTTTGAAATAGCGGTCTTAGATATTCGAAACGTAAGTAAGGTAAAATCAAATGATAAGTTTTTAGGCAACGACAACGAGATTGACAATTTGAACACGTGCCACGCCATTATAAATTATGCTATAACCAAAATGCAGTTAAACAGAAATGAGTTTGATATAGAGATTGAAAACGTTTCAGATTTAACTCCGATACTTTTAGAATTTACAAATATGTTAGATGGATGGAAAGTGGATTTAACCTTATCTATTCCTAATAACGAAATGAGCGTGTGTTGTGAAGATTGATAACGTACAAGCGGCATTAAATGAGTTCGGGCAACTTGTTATAGATAGGGCGAAGTCTAATTTAAAGAAAGGAGGCAAATACGGTTCTTACAATACAAGTAACAAGTTGACCAACTCTTTAAATTTTAAGACAAAGGAAATGCCTAATAGTATAGGGTTTGATTTTTATGCGGAGGACTATTGGAAGTTTTTAGATTACGGGGTTAAGGGTAAAATCTCGAGTTCAAAAGCACCAAACTCGCCTTATAAGTTTGGAAGTGGTACAGGTAAAAAAGGCGGTTTAAGACAAGCTATTGATAGCTGGGTAGTACGCAAAGGTTTGGCTGGAACTAGAGGCAAGGATGGGCGATTTACTACACGTAAACAAATGGTTAGTATGATAAGCCGAAGCATTTATTTAAAGGGTACAAAAGAAACAAAGTTTTTTAGAGAAGCGTTTGAAACAAGCTATAAAAGTTTAGATGATAACATAGTTGAGAAGTACGGTTTAGATGTAGAAACATTTTTAAAGTTCACATTAAAAGATATAAAATGAAATTAATATACGTAAGAAGTCCTTATACTATTTCGATTGACGAAGCGTTGCAGATTCGAACTAAGTTAGAGTTAAGAATATGGTATAATGGCGATACTAAACCAACGGAACCAACTTATACCCTATCAAAGCAAATCCCCTCAATAACTCAAACGGAAACATATTACAATATATCTCCATACATAAAGGACTTTATTGTAAATATAAACCCTCAAACCGTATTACTAGAAGATATTGAAGAAAAAGAAATGTATTGTTTAGTTGAAGTGATTACATTTTTTACTGAAGACGAAAGCACTTATACGGAAATAGATACTTTAGATTTTGTAGGAGTTAATGGATTTACAAACCCTAATTTAGGTGCTAATCAAAGCACGGTTGAAACTGCTATTTACTTAACAAATCCAACGGTTAAAATATTGACAAATGAGTTATCTACTACTTTTTCAAGTACTCAAAACGTACCTTATTTTAATTTGTTAATCGATTGGGATGCATTAGCAACAGAAACAATACGATATAAATATGTGGATTTAGCAGGTGCAAACGTATCTATTCAAACAATATTAACGGCTGCTGATGCAGTAGGTATTTATAATTTTAAAGTTCCTTATAGATTAAATGGAGGTGCTTATGTTGATGGGAATACCGTACAAGTATTAGATTCAAGAAGAACAGGTGGTGTTATACCTTTGCCAATTATAACTTATAAAACAGTATGTGAACAGAAATATACACCCGTTCGATGTGATTTTATAAATCGTTTAGGTGGATGGCAAACAATAACATTTTTCAAAGCGCAAACTAATAACTATGAGTTTAAAAGTTCAGAGTTTAAAGTATTGCCATCAAATTGGGATTATAACCCTAGCGTTGGTGGAATGAAGTCTTTTAATTTTGATGCAAAGCAAACAGTTAAATTAAATACGGGTTGGGTAGAAGAAAATTATATTAGTTTTATGTTTGATTTATTAGCTTCAGAAACAGTTTTATTAGATGCTATTCCTGCACAATTAAAAAGCAAATCATTACCTTATAAAACACACTTAAAAGATAAGATGATTAACTACGAATTAGATTTTGAGTACACTTATAACCTTATAAACGATGTACAATAATGGTAGGAATATTTATCTATATTGATGGTGTGGCTTATGGTATTGAGTTGTTTAAAGATGAAGCAATTAATGTTACATCATCAATTCAAAACTTTAGGGATTTAGGGAAAATCTTTACAGACTATTCTAAATCATTTACTATTCCAGCTTCAAACCATAACAATAAAATTTTTAAGCATTGGTACAATAATGAAGTAGGTGTAAATGCAACAAACCCTATTAATGTAGATGGGGCTTTTGATCATAGAATAACTTACTACGGTTATTTGGAAGTAGATGGAGAATTTTTTAGAAACGGTAAATTTATTTTAAAAGGCAGTAAGAAAAAAGACAATAAGATTGAAAGCTATACAGTTAATTTTGTAGGTAATTTAGTTCAGTTAAAAGAACGGTTTAAAGATGATAAACTAAATAGCCTTTATACTATTGTAGATGATGTACGAGTAAGTTTATACAAACAACTTAACCACACTTGGAATTTAACACAAGTTCAAAACAGAGTTACGGGTGGAGCTACTTATGATGTTTTATATCCAATTATAGGAACTAAGAGAAAACTATATTTAGATAGTGGAACGGCATCACAAGATATTTCAACAACAACAGGAAAATTAAAGTTTGATGAAATATTCCCTGCTTTAAGAGTTAGTAAAATTTTAGAGTATATTCAAACGACTTACGGAATTACTTTTTCGGGCGCGTTTATAAATAGCCAAACATTTAGTAAATTATATCTATATCTTAAAAATCAAGAAGAGTTAGTTATTAAGTCAGAGCAGTTAATGGTTGACTTTACAAGTAAGCAAGATTATACACAAGTTATAAGTAACCATACTACTTCGCCTGGTAATTCATCAAACCATTCAGCGTATAAATTTGATGATTTAGATTTAGATACAAACGTTTGTACCTTTGATTTAGATTTAGCACCTTTCTTTTTTCCTTATGACGCCCCCCCTCCTAATAATATTCCGCAAGTTTGGTCTTATAGAGCTTTAACTTTAACAATAACAGTTACTGCGGGAGCGTCTAATCCTTATAATCTTTATGTTTACAATAATGGAGTTTTGTATTCTACTTTTGAAAATGTAGTAGGCACATCAACTAAAACAATATTTGCAAGAAAAAGTTTTGGACCAATGTCAGACCCAGACGATTTTAGTATTTATAACTTCACTTTCTTTATTTCTAGCGATAGCGGAATAACGTTTGAAAGCACATTAACTCAACAAGTAGATGTTTTATCAGCAACTTATTGGCCGGGTACTTCTGGTTATTCTCCAGTATCGTTTCCATCACAAACACAAATATTAAGAGGTTACGGAGCATCACAATCAACAACCTCAAACATAGATATACAATCTTTTATACCTGATATTACGGTTGAGAAGTTTATGGAGGGATTGATAAAAATGTTTAACCTTATGGTTATTCCTACAAGTGAAACATCATTCTACTTACAATCTTTAACCGAATACTACAACGATGGTGTAAATTGGGATTTAACAGAATATGTAAACCCTGAAGATATATCTATTGACCCGCCACAGCTTTATAAAAAAGTAGAGTTTAAATACCAAAAGTCAGAAAATATTTTAAATAATAATTTCAGAGGTTTATACAATAAAGAATATGGTGATTTAAATTTTGAAAATGTTAATAGTGCTTTTGCTGAAACCTATACAGTAGAATTGCCTTTTGAGGATTTTATGTTTGAACGTGAAACAGGTAATGATTTTATGACGGCTACAATATTCAATGCAGATGGTCAACCTTATGTTCCAAAACCTAGTTTAATTTATTGTAACGGTTTACAAAATGTAAGCCCTAGTATTAAAATAGCTGATAATTCAACAACTAACACAATTACAAATTACACTAGATTTTCAAACGAATTACCATTAGCCAGTACAGACATTTCTTATACGCAATCTTTGAATTGGGGTGCTGAAATATCCGCTTGGGATTTAGATATTAACTTTGTCGGATTATATGAAAAGTTTTACTCTAGCTATATTCAAAACCTATTTAACCAACGTGCAAGGATAGTTAAATTTAAATCTATTTTGCCTAATTCGGTAATATGCTTTTTAAAATTAAAAGATAAAATTATTATATCGAATAAAAGATATATCATTAATACAATGACAATAGATTTAAGTTCTAAAGAAACAAACTTTGAATTAATTTCAGATAACTCTCCTGCTCAAACAATAGAACAAAGCGAAGTATTAAGATTGTCAAACATTAGAACATTGACATTAGACAACACAGCGCAAGTTATCGAGTTACAAGTATTTTTAAAAGATAATGATTTATGGAGAAGCAAATTAGCAGCAGGTTTTTTAGTAGGTAGTTATTCAAGCGGAGGGAATATCTATGAAGATGGTTTAATGACTTTAAATCTACCTGCAAATGCAACTGGTTTAGATAGACAAGATGGAATACTAATTGAATATTTTAAGGGCGGTTCGTCTTTTACATTCACAATACCTGTAACACAAAATGCTTAGACAAATTTTAGAAATGCTACAAATAGCAGAGGACTACAAGGGCAACGAGATAATCGAAATTGCAAAGGGAAAATATCAATATACTAATAATTGGGAATTATTTAAAAAAGCGGCAAAATGGCAATAGAGAAAGTAATTGATATAAAAATACAAGGCAACGCAGATGAGGCGGTTGGTTCTTTACGCAGTCAGTTAAGAGCAGCGCAGGCGGATGTAGCAGCGTTATCTGATAAGTTTGGCGTAACATCAAAAGAAGCTATTGAAGCGGCTAAACGAGCAGGGGAGTTAAAAGACAAGATAGGAGATGCTAAAAGTTTAACCGATGCCTTTAATCCCGATGCGAAGTTTAAGGCGTTGAGCAGTTCACTTGCAGGAGTTGCAGGTGGATTCGCAGCTGTGCAGGGGGGTATGGCTTTATTAGGGGTTCAGTCTGAAAGTGTAGAGAAAACACTTTTAAAAGTTCAAAGCGCAATGGCACTATCGCAAGGACTTCAACAAATCGGAGAAAGCGTAGATAGTTTTAAGCAGTTAGGAGCAGTTATAAAATCGCTTAATATTGTTCAAATTGCAAA